GTTGCTCATAATACTTTATATTTAGACTTGTGGGTTAATCGAGTTGAAATTTTTTATATTCCGATTCGCTTATTTCTTGCCAGGAACCTAATACCGTATCTCTTATCAGACCGCCGCTGGCCCATTTTGCCACATCATCGTAAAAATAATCAATGGGATGTTTGTCAATAGCTTCGCCGATTGGCCGCCAAGTTCCACCTGCATATTCGGCCCAGAGAAAAATGTAATAATATTTCATAATTAATCCGTGTTTACAAATTCAATCCCTTTGTCCCCTGAAGTGGTTGGAAGTTCTGGGAGTGGCATCTGTATTTATTTTTTGGCGTTTGAAAATAATCAGGTAATGGTATGTGCCGCCAATTTCCGAAACCGGGTCGTGAATCACTTGAACAGAAAACTATTTCCCATCCGTGAGCGCCGAAACCGTTTAGATATTCTCTCGGCAAACCGGCCCCATGAAAATTTTGAGATTCATACTCCCATTGCTGTCTTTCTTCTGTAGGGGTATCAGTCATGGCTCTTGAATTGAGAATTAATAAAATCAATTGCCATCAGGCCAATCGCGGCATCTCTAGGCTCCTGAAACTTTCCCCATTCCAATACTTTCTCTCTTGCTTCTTCCGGGCTATTGCAATCACAAATAACTGGACGGATGAGGTCAAAAATGTAATGATTCTGACTATCAAATGTGTTCATGGCTGAGGGGTTGAAGGGATTGGAGATAAAGGTCGAACAACTCGTGGGTATAGTAGGCATCAGTCGGCCAATCGTGTCCCTTGCTCCAAATAGGACCATTATTCCGGTTGGCAATACTGTACCCGTTATTGGAAATCCATTCGGCGAATCAGATCGCCTGCTGTTCCGCATATTTATCCATTGACCAAAATACCTCACCTTCAGGTATAAAATGGCTTGGATCGCCCAATGTAATTGTCATGACTACTGGGGTCGCCTTATCTAAAATTTCCTCTTTACTTAGTATAGTCATTTTGTAATTAGATTTGAGCGCTTGCAATAGGTTTCCAATGGGTCGGTGAGTAATAGACGTATATGGAACCATCAGGAACGAACCATAGCGGGTTATTAAATTTTAGTTCCTGTTCATTCCGCACACCGTTGCCATCATCTATTTTAGTCATTACAATCACTCCTTTCCTGGGCAACTGATCGGTAACTCTTACCCAACCGTCTTCTTCTACCCTTGTTTTATCTGCCATTGGTTGGGGGTTTATCGGTCATAAATGGCTTACTAATTTCCCATGCCTTCCCGATGGCTTTTCTCGCATCGAAAATGAGAACTGCGGCTTCATAAAGTACTCCACCAAGATTCTTTCGGCCGGCTTCGAAATCTACATCCGCATCGTCATCAATTTTTCGAGCAAGGCATAACAAGAATTCTTCCAACGTCTCATAATGCAAATCGCCAATCATTTCCGCCAGCACTTTCATATCTGAGATTCCGGCGACCTCTTTTGGATGGTTTGCGCAGTTGCTCATAAAGGTTGAATCCATTTTGTTTTATCATCCAGATCACAAGGAGTTATTACCATGGGTAAAGCGGCAGCCTTACTTCTTCCGAATCCACCTATGTAGTCGCTGATTCTGCCGTCGTGGTAGAAGCCGAAAAAAACAGTCTGACATGTATCGCACCATTTTGTCCAGCCTACAGTACCGGGAGGAGTTGGGATAGAGAAATGAAGGGTGTCGGCAATCAGTCCGTAACCGCTCTGCATCAGCATGACAAGCCTAAAATATAACGCCTTTCGGTAGGTCACGTTCGTTCGGAGGGACGGCTGCTGCTTCATCTGCTTTTCGGCACCACGCAGGACAGATACTAAGTCGCCGCGATCTTTTAAATACCGGTGGTCGTAGTCTACAATGAAAACAAAAGAGGTATCCGGCAGAATTACGTAATCTTTGACGATGATATTATAATTACCGTCGGCTTCTACCAAATGCCCGATAAAAATATCAAAGCTATCCACGTGTATCGTCTGCCCCTTTACGTAATAGCAGGCAAGGATAAGCAGGAGAGAAAGAAGGTGTTTCATTTATTGTACTTTTTTTACAAGATCAATTAATTGAGTGTAGAACTTTTTTCCTTTTTCTTCCTCAGTAAGGTACGGGTCCATTGCGATGACTTTTGCTTTAATATCATCCCAACAGGCGGTCGCAGGCCATCTGTCCACTCCCATTGTGTCGAACGTCGTATGGCATCCGTCCCAAAAATTTAATTCCACCCAGTTTAAAGGGTGGCAGGCTACGGATGGAAACATATTTGGCCGCTTGGGGAAGATATGGCAAATTGACGACCTGTAATTATCGTCTTCGCTCTTGCTTGACTTCCGGCCACAACCACATTGGCAGGTTCCGACCATTTCTTTCCGCCTTTCCAAAAACCACTCATCCAATTGCTCATCCAGCGGTCTGCTATCCTCTGCCATTTTCTTCATCCGTTTTTTAGAAACTTTTGGCAGGTAATAGATTTTCTTCTTCTTGGGAATACCCGCCTCTGACTTTAGCTTTCTTATAGATTCTATACTCATTGTCTTGCCTTATTTTTAGCCGCGTGTCTTTCGACAGCAATAAGCAATTCGTCGTTTATCTTCCGCCGGTTATTTTTGGCTATCTTCTTAATAGTATCGCCAAGTTCCGCAGGCATCCGGATAACAAATTCGTATCTCTTTACAGCCTTTTGCATGGTCAAATATAGGCAATATCATTAAATATCAAAAAATATTTGGAAATTATTTTTCTTGCCACTAAATTTGATAAAATTTACTCTCAATGTCAAAGCATATACCGGAGACAAGTTTAGAGGCTTATCGGAATCTTGACCCGATCAAGGTCAGCCAGACCATGATCAAGATATCCGAAACGTTGAAAGTCATCGGGAAGGGGAATTACGAGGACATAGCCGTCGCAAGCGGAATGCCAGAAGCTAAGGTCTGGAAGCGCCTCATAGACTGTATCCGTGCTGGATTAATTCACCGATTGGACGAAACAAAAAAGACGGCACATGGAAACAAATCCTATCTCTACGCTCCGGGTCCAGCAACTCAACTACAGAAAAAAACAGAACGGGTTATGAAAGGAAAGACCGTAGCGGACCATAGCCGGGATATCCAGAAGATAATTAAGCAGGATCAACAAGTAAGAATATTCCAATGAGTGAATTGTCGTATCTGGAATTTTTGGAAAGGAAAAGGCATTCGGTTCAAAACGTAGGAATTGACCCGACATTTATGCCTACAGGGATGTTCCCTTTTCAGGAGTATGTGGCGGATCATTTAATAAGGAAAGGTAGAGATGCCTGCTTTCTTGACACGGGGTTGGGTAAGACGCTGATAGAATTGGTCGTGGCCACTAATTATCTTAGGCATACCAATAAGCCAGTTTTAATAATGACGCCGCTGGCCGTGGCTGGACAAATGCTAAAGGAGGCCGCCAAGTTTCAGATAGATGATATATCATACTCTAAGGATGGAAAATTAAAATCAAAGATTGTTATCTGCAACTACGAACGATTGCACTATTTTACCCCGGAAGATTTTGACTGCGTGATATGCGACGAGAGTTCTATACTCAAAAATTTCGAAGGGGCCACAAAGGCCAGCATTACCGCTTTTGTCAAAAAAGTTAAGTACAGGTTTTTATTTACAGCAAGCCCTAGCCCAAACGACTATATCGAATTGGGAACAAGCAGCGAGGCTTTGGGGTATCTTGGATATACAGATATGCTTACCAAGTTCTTCACAAATAACGAAGACACCATAAGCCCACAAAATATTGGCACAAAGTGGCTTTTAAAAGGTCATGCCAGAAAAGATTTTTTCAGGTGGGTTAGTTCATGGAGTATCTCAGCCAGAAGGCCGTCTGATCTTGGCTTTGATGATAGTACGCATATTTTACCTAAGTTGATTACGAATCACCATCCTGTCAAAAACGGTAGTGACTTTATATTTGAGGGCCAGTATCATTTATTCAACCGGGTGGCAGTATCGCATAAGCAGATAAGACACGAAAAAAGAGTAACCATTCAAAACAGATGTGAAATGGCTGTTGAATTAGCGTCTCAATACGATACTTCTGTTTATTGGTGTAATCTTAACGACGAAGGCGACTTACTTGAAAAATTAGACAGGGACGGCCAACAAGTATGCGGCAGCATGTCCATTGAAGAAAAAGAAGAAATATTGAGCGCCTTCTCGAATGGTCAGATTAAAAAGTTGGTCACAAAAGGACGGATCACTGCCTTTGGGCTTAACTGGCAACACTGCGGGCATACTGTGTACTTCCCTACATTTTCTTTCGAGACATACTATCAGGCCATTCGTAGATTTTGGCGGTTTGGAAGAATTGATCAAGTAGTTGCCGATTTAGTTTATTCCGACGGGCAGCAAAGGGAATTAGATTCTTTGTTAGCGAAGGCGACCAAAGCCGATAACCTATTTAGCGAACTAAACTCAACTTTGCATCAGGATTTTAACTTACGATACACCGAATTTGATAAAAAAATAAAACGACCATCATTTTTATGACGAAAGATCAATTGATAACAGATGACTACGCGCTATATTTGTCTGATTGTATGCTTGTTTTGCCGACGCTGCCGGATAAGTCAATTGACCTTTCAATCTATTCACCACCTTTCGCTGGCTTATTCAATTATTCCAGTTCCGAAAATGATTTTAGCAACTGCGAGACTAAAGAACAGTTTCTTCAACAATATGATTTCCTAATTGAGCAAATTGCTAGGGTAACCAAGCCGGGCCGCATAACCGCCGTTCATTGCACAGATATTATCAATACAAGTAGTGGACAACTATGGGACTTCCCTCATGAGATTATAGAGCTTCACGAAAAACATGGGTTCAAGTACCGAAACAGAATTTCAGTTTGGAAGGAACCCCTTAAAGTTCGAATGCGCACAATGGTAAAATCGCTTATGCACAAATTGATAGTGGAGGACAGTACTGAGTGCTTTACAGCGATGCCTGACTATATCCTAATATTCAAAATGAGGGGAGATAATGAAGTTCCTGTTACTCATCCAATGGGCCTTACTCATTACGCTGGCGCTACTCCCATGCTCCCTGAAATGATCGAAGCATATGGTACGTGGGATTATATTTGCGCCAAGTATGCTAATTGGCAGGACCCTAAGACGAATAAAAAAAGTCATATCATTTGGCAGCGGTATGCATCTTCGGTTTGGGATGATATTCGAATTGACAATGTTTTGCAATACAAAGAGGCAAAAGAAGAAGATGACGAACGCCATTTACACCCCCTCCAACTTGATGTAAACGACCGAATTGTGGAACTGTATTCAAACCCTAGTGAAGTGGTACTTACGCCCTTTATGGGGGTTGGGAGCGAGGTTTATTCTGCTGTATCGATGGGCCGTAAAGCAATTGGAATAGAATTAAAAAATTCTTATTATCAGCAATCGATAAAAAACCTAAAGGAAGTAAAATCAAGATTCATTAACAATCAAGAAACTATTTTTAAATGAACATAAAAACATCTGATCTGCAAGAATTCAGCAGGCTATCATCCCCGTTGAAAGGTCACGAAAACGTTCTACCGATTTTGGATTATGTAAAAGTCGGTAACGGTAAGTTACTTAAAACCGTACTGACCTCTTTCGTAGAAATTGACTGTGCTGATGCCACCGAAGAAATGCTATTGGACGAAAAACAGTTGTCTATTAAGGTAAAGGGATCAAAAGCAGACTTTCTTAACTTTAAGAAGAAAGATAACAAGGTTACTGTAACCGATTCGGTCATCCCTAGCACTTTTCAAATACCGGATGCAAAAACGTTTCCTGTCATTCCAACGCCAACAAGCGGAAAATATCCAGTGTCTAAAAATTTTTTATCAGTCCTCAAGAAAGCTCAAATATTTTCCCTGCCGCCAAACTATTCCAATCTTTCGTGGATGTCTTTTGTAATGGTCGGAAACGGGTATGTCTGTTCGTCTGACGGGGTCATTATGTTCACTGAACCAGTAGAGGAGCAGTTTAAAATGGTATTAGATAAAGATGACGCGAAAGCCCTATCTGCGTTAGATATAACCCATTTTTCCGAATCGGATAGTTATATGTTTTTTTATGGAGACCGGGTTACGTTGGGTTTTTCAAAAGTAGACCTTTTTAGCTATGTCGATATCATCGCGTATGGAGATTCAAAGAAGGGAAAGATGGAATTTTCTCTATCGGCCAGCGATATGCAAGACTTTAATTGGCAAATAATCCAATCTGCTAAAACGCCCTACGTAACGATGACAAAAGGAAAGATATTCAGGAACGACGCCGACTTGGATATTTATTCTGAAAGACTTTTAGAATCTCTTACCCCGTCATCCGACTTTGTGTACAACGCCGAATACATGAACCGATTACTTAGCGTTATAGACAACGATACCATAGACTTTTACCGTGGCCAAGATTGTTACTGGATTATTGACCCTGAACAAAAGTTTTCGACCCTCATCATGCGAATAAATCCAGACGCTGTAAAATAAGACACAAAGGCTACAGCTATTATAGCTAAAATTAGTAAACCATGAGTGTACCAAGATGCCCAGGATGCGGGCACAATCATTACGACGGTGGTTCTGGATACTGTAAATGGTGCAAAGAAGAACAAACCAACCCGGTTAAATGTTACATATGCGGTGGAAATGCCGATGCATCTGGTCGTGGCGGACATGTTTGTAAAAATTGATATCAGGCAGACGATGACAGACAAGAAGAAAAATGCCGTCAGGCTGATTTGGATGAAGATGCTGAATATTGGCGGAAGCAATGCAAATGGGAAGAAGAAAACGGACCAGTCTGGTAATTATAAAGTATCAAAACCTAAGTAATATGGCAAAGAAAACAAACATCGAATATCTGCGTGAACTTATTTCGGATCATGTTGTATAAAACCACAAGGACGAAGCCTTGGAGTTTTTGGAAGAAATCCAAAATGAACAGACGGAACTTGCTGATGAGGTAATATCTGCCGAAAGTAGAGCAGATGATGCCGAAAGTGAACTAGTAAATGTTCAGGGTGAATTAGAGTACAGTTCGGAGATCAACACCCGCCTAGGGCCTAATGACAACATTCGATACGAAGCGGGTAACCTCAACGCCGCTTCACTCATGGATGCACTGAAAGAGGCGGTCGAACGAGGCATCCCAATGCTAAAGATCGAAAACGCTCTCCGCGCTCTTTGAAAAAGCACCGAGTAATCATAGCAGGAGGTAGGGGATGGCAAAATAATTTTTTTGGTGGGTAAAAGAATAATCTTAATTTCATAGTGCTTTCGTAAAATAAAATTTAGTTCATGCAAAAAAATAACTATTTTCGCATTGTCAGCCCGTCTCTGGGTGTTTTTTTCATAGAATTATTTTTATTTTCTTAAGCAACTTCCTCCGGGTTCTCTCGGGGGATTTTTTTTACTTCATATCCCTTTAAAAGGCTTTTGGAATGGCAAAGCGGCAGACGGATACCAAGATTTGGACTACTCAACGCTGGTTTAAAAAACTCCATCCTTGCCATAAATTGGCTTGGAAATACCTAACTGACGTCTGCGATCATGCCGGAATTTGGAAGGTAGATTTTGGCCAATTGGTTGAGGATACCGGTATCGAGGATTTCGACCTTCGAGCCTTCATTGACGCCTGTAACCAAGATTTCGACAAAGAAAACGGAGAAAAAATTTCGCGCGAACGCATAAAATTGGTTAACAAAAAGACCGTTTGGCTTACAGGATTTGTTCGCTTTCAGTATGAAAATAAGGATTTTATGATAAATCCGTCCGTCCCGGCCATAAAATCAGCCTTAACTCTTCTGAACGGTTTCGGTATCCTTCAGGAAGCCTTAGATAAGGGTTATATAACCCTTTCCAAACCATTCGAAAGGACTATAGATAGAGATAGAGATAAGAGTAATAGGGAAGAAGTAGGGGGTAAAGAGGATGAGAAGAGGGGTATGGGGGGAGGGGCAGGAGAACCGGGGGAAGAAGGAGGGGTTGACGAACGAAAACTGCTGCCCCAAATGCACAGCGTATGGAAAACCACTTTCCCGATGTACACGCCGGATCAGGAATTTGACTACCCGGCTCTACGATCCATAGCCGTTTTTATTTTCAAAACCGCTGGGGTCAAGAACGCTTTCGGGAATGTTGACGCTGAAATTAAAGTTCTAAATACGTTTCAATTGATTGCGGATCAGGTAAATAGAGAGAACTTTTGGGTGAATAAACCTCTATCCTCTATCGCAAAAAACATCCAAGAATTTTACAACAAGCTAAAAAACCCACAAGATGGAAACGGGAAATCAAAAATCTCAGGAGTTAACGACGATAAACTCAAGCAGAAAGTTGCTGACCACCTTAGCCAGCGAAGGCAACAAAATGGAGGTCAACACGTACCTGGCTAAGTTCAAAGAACGAAATCAAATTCAGTTCCCTAAGTTGCTTGGAATATCCATGAATGACCGAATCCCTGAGTTGATAAAAACGGAGGTTGGCCGGGATACCGTTTTTATTGCTCTTGTAGCATCTCTAAAAAGTCTTTTCAGTAACATAAATCTTCGAGTTGGGTTGAACGAGGATCAGTTGATTGAAATTTCTGAGCAGGTTATTGAGCAGTCGCAAGAGGATAATCTTGCTCTGGAAGACTTCCTTCTGTTTGGTCAAAAATTCTTGGTCGGCGAATATGGAAAAATTTACGACAGAATGGATGTGCCAACATTCTTTGAGTTTTTTGAAAAGTACCGGCAACAAAGACACGAAGCTATTCTGAACGTGCGGTACGAACAACACTCGCAATTCAAAGTAGAAGGTCGTGGCGCACCAATAAGCCGACCCGCAGACATAGACCGAGAACAGGACGCGCAAACAGTTTTAAGCCTAATGCAAACCATGTATGAAGGAAGAAACGACAGTCAAGACGAAGCCATGTAGAAAATGCGGAATACCAAAACCGTTGGATGATTTCGCAAAAAATAGGACTAATAGAGACGGCCACGTTAGTAT